TCTCCGGTGTCTACGAGGCGCTGATCGCCGCCGATGGGGGATCATCCGTCGGGCCGATCCTTCGCCGCAGCGGCACCTCGTCGTCCACCCGCGCCGCCATCGTCGCTGAGTACGAGGCCGGTGGACTCGTCGAGGACATTGCGACGGCCTACGGCGTCACCCGTGGGACCGTCTGCCGTCTCGCCCGCGCCGCTGGATTGCCTCCCCGCAAGGCGTGGACGCGCCGCCCCCCGGCGGACACCCACACCATCGCGTTTTACGACAATCTGATTGTCGCCATCGTTCGTGACGGTGACAATGTCGAATCCGCGGTCAGACGTGTCGAACAGCGCGCCAGCGTCGATTTCGGCGACGCCATCAAAATCGTACCCGGTCTCCACCTCGTCGACGAGGTGGCGGACGATGACGATGTCGTCGCCGAGGGCGGCAAGATGGGCCGCCTGGCGGACGCCTCCGGTCGTCACTGGCGGTACGCCGTCCGCCGCCCCGCGCCGTCGCCGTCGGACGATGGACCTGCTAAGTCGTCCAGCGCCTGACGCGGCCTGACCACCTACCACATCCTCCCCGCCGCCGGGCGCCATCCAGTCCGGCGTCGGGGCAAAAACCCCCAAGATCACCAGCACGGAAGCCGCGAAGATGCCGACCGAAACGAAACAGCCGCCGACGTTGCCAGGCGTGACGTGGTCAGACCAACTCCTTCCCGGCGGCTACGGATGCAGGGCGCGGATCAACGGGCGTCCGTCGAAATTGTTTTGGGAATACTACAAGGATCACAAACACTTGCTGCATGACGCCGGGGTGTACGTGACGTACGGACTCGGTCCCAGGTTCGAGCCGGAGAATGCGCGGAATGAATTGCCGGCGACGACCGATGGCGACGTGACGGCGTGGGAGGCCCTCCGGGACTCCGCCGGGGACGCGGCGGACGTCAGGACCTACATTTTCGTCGCCGTCCGTGAAGCCGTTGCTTTCGGGCCGCACCCTTTGATGACGCCGTTTTGCAAGAGGGCCGTAGCGGACATCGACAGCGTCAGAAGGATGCGGACCGAGGACGCCGAGCGCCGCGCGGAACTCAAGGAGCCGATCTCCGCGGAGGAGCGTGCCGACCTGCTGCGCCGCGTCCGCGAGGCCCAGGCGCGCTACGGCGTCCCGCTGGTGGGCGTCAAATTGGATCTTGAAGATCCCGGCGTCACCATCACGCGTGGATCAGCCGACTGGATCACGTCGAACCTCAAACGCCTTGCGACCATGGACCGCGACCTCATGCGCGAGGCCGCCCGCGTCGGTTTCGAGGGTTTCGGCGTCTCGTGGCCTGACGACGTCGTCGAGCGGTCGGTCGTACGGCTGACCACCTCCGACCTCGACAGGGCGATCGTCCAGAACCGTATCGGCTGGTCGAAGATCGACTGCGCCCGCGGCCACTGGTGCGCGGCGGCGATCCGCCGTCCGGAGGCCCGCGCCTCAGGCATCGCGCTTGCCCGCACACTTCTCGGGAAATACGCCCGCACCCAACTCGCTGACATCCTGATCGGCGCCGGAATCGATCCGGCTACGACGGTGGACGTTACGCCCGCGTACCCGGAGTCCATCTGATGCGCTCCGCCATCTCCCCCGGTCGCTATCTGACCACCGCCGAACTCACCGAAATCGCCGAGGCCCGGCGCGCCGGCTATTCCATCGCTCAGATCGCGGACGCCTATTCGCTCGACATCCAGCGGGCCGCCGCCGTCGTCGCCAACGTGACCCCGCGCCGTCGGATCGGCCACAGATCCGATTTCCCCTCCAACCAGCCTGATTTCACCTCGAAATCCAGCAACCGCTCCGAGGGAAGTTCGGAGGGAAGTTCGAATCATAGAGTTTCCAACGGTTTTCGAGCGTGTTGAGGCGACGAAAACCGAGGGGATGAACCGAGTGGGCGACGGAGTCCACTCATCGAAAACCAAACTGAAGAGAAGGGAAGACAGCGATGAAATTCAAAGCCGACCAGCGCGCGGAGTGGAAGGCGGCGGTCCTTGCCGCAGCCTCGTATGACGACGTCCGCGCCGACCACGAGTTTGTGGTTGGGCACGTTTTCTGCGGCGGCAGCCCCGGCGAAAAAATCACGCTCGGGCAGATCCTCGACAGCGACACGCACCTCCTGCGCGGTGACGGGGCCGTCACGGATTATTCCCCCCACACCTACGGCCCCTACACGCCGTGGGGGTATTTCGCCCCGGGGCGCGGCGGATATGCGCGGCCCGTCGTCGTCTGACGCAGCGCATATCCACCCACCACCCCCGGCGGCACAGGCGTCCGCCGCCGGGCGTTGGAACAGACGGACGCCATGGCAAAACCAGCACGAAACCGAACAAGGAATCCCCCGATGACGAAGAGAGATGACGAGAGCGCCGAGCGGACGGGCAAGGCGATCGAAGAGATCAAGAAGATTGTTGACGAGCGGACGGTTGGCCGAGTTTTTGAGTGCGGCACCGTCGAGGATTTGAGGCGGGCCGTCGGAAAGGGGGCGCCCGCCAGGCTGCACGATGCGTTGAGCGACGAGGCGATCAGGGCGCGGATCACGCTGATGCGGGAAGGAGAGCGTGAGGTGGCGCCGGTCGCTCCTTCCCGCGCCGACGCCGGCACCATCAGCGCCGATCTGCACGTCGCCTCCACGATGCTGGATGCGATCTCCGACCGCATGGCGACCGGCGCCTTGGCGTCCGTGGTCGAGATCGAGACGATCAAAAGCGCGATCACCAGGGCTGTCGATGCGGTCGCGGGGATAGAGGAGGAGGTCGCGTTGACGCGCGGCGTCAATGATGCGGTGAGGGAGTCCATCGCGTCCGCGGAGGACAGGATCAAGGAGGCGTGGGCCGTCGCCGACGAGCAGCGCGCCCGCGCCGACGGGCTGGAGGCGGAGGTGGCGCGGCTGAAGGAGGAGGCCAAGAAGTCCGCAGCGGATGCGGAGTTGTGGCGCGGCGCGGCTCGTCTCGTTGGATGGATGTGGCAACAACTCGAACGCGAGGTCGACGATCTCGCGAGGCGTCGCGAGGCTGACGCGACGAAATAGCCTCACGCCTTGCCGGACAGCATCCTATTTAGTGTCAGCCTCTCGGACTCTCGTACGGAATGGTAGTGACCATGAGCCTCAACGACGAACAGCGTGATCACATGCGGTACCTCTCGACTCTCCCTGCGGAGCAGAGGTGCTGGTGTGGCTGGTATATGGCGGGCAGATGCCCGCACTGCAATGGTTTGGGAACGCTCGCTCAGCGGCTCCAGGTGCAGTGCCCCCGCTGTCACAATTATCCTCCTGTGACCGACCAAAAGCGTCCAATTTCTCACCGGATCGGTTGCACATCGCCAGATTGGCAGCCGACCTCGTCGCGAGGCTGACGCGACGAAATAGTTGCTAACGCCTTGCCGGCCTGCACCTTAATATTTAGGCGTCGGACCCACGTTCGACGCCTTATCCATTTCTGGAGGATGACATGCCGCTCACCGAGTTCGACCGCGAACTGCTCAACGACGCCGGGCCGCTCGAATGGGTGCGGTGGCGAGCCACACTGCTCGTCGGCGCGACACTCCGATGCGTCGGCGGGGTGGTGATGGACGCGGCGTGGCGGAGCGGTCGGCGAGGTCGGTGGCAGGGTAGCATTTGGGGCGCCGGATGCGCGCTCGATACGGCTGGACACAATATTGAGTGGGATGCGTACACGTGTGTGTCGAGGCGGGTGAAATAACCTCACGCCTTGCCGGCCTGCACAATATCTTTAAGGCGTCGAACAGCCGTTCGACGCCTTATGTTCTTTCGAGGACGCCAAATGTCGGACTGCGACGCCCGCTACCGCGAGGAAGCCGAGCGAACCCTTGGAGAATACAGCCGGAAGCTCAGGTGGGGCCTGAGCGGCCACCAGGGTGAATGCTGGGCGCTTCTGGACGAGGCCATCTACCGCCTCGTGTGGCTGCAGCGCGTCGGCGAGGCCGCGGCGCAGGTGGTGGTGGAGTTCGACCGGGCGGAGCGTGAATGCGTCCAGGACGATGGCGTTCCGTTCGTCATGCAGGATGCGCTCCGCGACCTGAAGGACGCTTGGATGTCCCGCCCTTCCGAGCCTATCAGCGACGTGTTCCGCGCCACAACGGCGGAGGAGGCGTTGTGCGTGGTTGATGGCGGAGAGATTCAAGCGGACGTCATCATGCGGCGGGTCGCCGACGGGAAGGCGGCGCCGTGACGACATCGGGTGGAATGTAGCCGCCGTCGTGCGCGACATCATGCACATGACGACGAGCACAATCCGCAGTGCCAGATATCGCGAACGCCTCCGCAAGCGCGGTGAGCCCGACACGCGGGCCATTGGTATCGCGTTGTTCGACGCGACGGCTGCCGCCCTGCGGGATGGGCGTCGTGATGCTCCGATGTCGGACATCCTCACCGAGGCGACGAAAACCCTTTCCGCAAGAGGTTTCGAGTCGACGTCTGTCGTCATGGCTATCGAGCGGCGCGCCGGGAGGTCCAGATGGTCGTCCGACTGACCCAGATCGAGATCGACGACAGAGAGTTCATTAGGGCGTTCCGGGCGCAAGCGCTCGCCGTCCGCAACGTCGCGCTAGATACCCTCACATACGCCGCGAACAAGGCCAGGCAAGGGTTCGTCGACGCGGCGAAGGCCGACCTCGATAACCCTGTCGCATTCACCACCAATAAATCCGGGTATCTGGTCAGGCCGGCGAAAAACACCCCGGAGGCGGCGTTCCTCGCGAAGGATCGGCAAGCCGCGTACCTGCAGTATGTCGTCGGCGGTGGAGAGCGCCATCCAGGCGATCCCGGCACGTCACCGAACTACGCCTGGCTGCCGACGCGCGGAGGACCGAGGTCGCGCGCCGGCGGACTGCCGCACAAGGCAACCGAGAAGATGGCGGCGCAGTCGGGGCCAGGAGGGCGCGTGTTCTTCGGCACGATCGCCGGAAGCACACGCGCGTTGCTGACGTCTCAGCAAGCCGGACTGCAGACCAACCGAGGCGGAGGGTTTGCCGACGACGGAACGGTCGGGTTCTGGTTGCGCCCGCGGCGGACGAAGGCGAGGACCAAAGTCGTCAACGGTAAACGGGTGCTGGCGAGGCCGAGCGATCCGAACAAGCAGGTCCGCAACAAAGGTGTTCCGATACTGCTGGCGAAAGCGCAGAAGGAAACAATTCACAGATCGATCATCGACATGAGGGGGATAGCCGACCAGGCGTTCGCCGAAGCGTTGTCCAAGATGCCGGCAAAATTGAATTCAATCCTACAAAACCGCTGAAAACCGATATGTTTTTAGGACTAAGATCTTATTTTTGCCGGCGGGGCCCCTGGGCACCTGATGAACTGCGGGTCATTCGCCAGGCGGCGCGTCGCTGATTATAATCCTAACTAGGATTTTTTTGATTTGCGTATTGATAGTGGGCCGTCAAACGATCGTGCATGCCGTCTAAGATAGGACAGAAATCGATGGCGTCAAGTGATGCGACAAACGCTGAACTGGACACGATTTCCGCGAGGACAGGCGTTCCTCGGGATCGCATCGTTTTGTCGCTCACGACGCTCTCCGTCTATGTCGGTGTCTCTGCAAATACCCTACGCAAATGGCAATCTGACTCCACTCCAACACTCCCCGTCCTCCAGCGAGGATCGCAACGCCCGCGGGTCATGTGGGCCTATGACGTCCAGGCGGTCGTCAGGTGGCTGTGCGACAGGGCCTACAACGACGGCCTTGACGTCGGTCGGATGGACGCCGAGGCGAAGGCCGCCGAGAAGACGTCTCCCTCGCCAACGGCGCCGGCCTACCGGGATCCGGTGACCGGAGAACCAATCCCCGACGACGACATCTCCGAGGAGGAGGCCCGCCGCCGCAAGGAAATCGAGAACTGGCGCAAGGCCAAGCGCGAACGCGAACTGTCTGACGGGTTGCTGGTCTACGTCGATGACGTGATCACCAACGTTGCCCGTGAATACCGGGAAGTCAGCGACATGCTGTCGGCGTTGAAATCGAAGATCGAGGCGCGCCTCGTCAACATGGGCGTCCCGCTGGACGACGCCGAGAGGTTGGTGGCAGAACCAATCGAGATGGCCATCGAGAGACTTGTGGCCGAGAAGACCGCCCGTCCTCCGGGTGAGCGAGACGAGGATGATGACGACGACGATCCGGAGGGTGACGATGGCTCACCACCCGCGGCGACGTGATCCCGCGCCCAGGTCGGACCGATACGCGATCGACAAGCTGGTGCTCCGCCTCCGCCGCTCCAGGAGGTCGCTGAGGATCCCTCCGAAGATCGACCCAGTCGAGTGGGCCGAAAACAACATCGTCATCCCTGGAGACGCCACCTCAAGGCCAGGTCCTCTTCGTCTCGACAGCTATCAGAAGGAGCTCCTTAGGGCGCTATGCGACAGGTCGCTGAAGGTGATCGTCGTCGAGAAGTCAGCACGCGTCGGTTATACACTGCTGCTCGCGATCGCCGCATTGTATTGGCTCGTCCATGAGTCCGCCGCCGTAGCGTTCGTGAGTCAGAACGAGGAGAAGGTCGTCGAGTGGATCAAAACCACGTTCGACCCGATCCTGTTGTCGTCGCCGAAGTGCCGTAAAATCATCCGTCGCCCAAAGAAGGGCGAAAAGCTTGACGAGTTGCGGGACCGCTATTTCGCCAATGGTGCCATCCTGCGGTGCCGAACCGCGGCGAGCGACGATGCTTTCCGCGGGTACCGCATGAAGCGCGGGTTGGCCGACGAATACGACGCGAACGCGTGGCGTCCGATCGGCCCGAACAGCATCGGAGACAAGCTGGGTAAATTCAAAACCCGCCATGCTGAATATCACGACGGCGGCATCTCCGTCGGCTCGACGCCGACGCACCTTTCGACGTCGCTCATCCACCGCGAAATCGCGTTGACGGACATCCGCCGCTATTTCGTCCCATGCCCGCATTGCAGCGGTGCGACATCGGCGACGAACCGTGACGACGTTGGCGGTGAGGTTCATCTTGCAGGCTGGCAGGTCCTTGAGTTCGGCGACGGTGTGACGCCTTACGGCATCAAGTTCTCGCTGACGGAAGCCCACGTCGTCGACCAGGCCTGGTATCAATGCCGCCACTGCGGACGCGAGATCCATGAAATCGACCCGGACACCGGGTATTCATGGAAGCTCTGGCTCGACCGGCACGGTGAGTGGAGACCGACGAATGGTGAGTGGTGCCGCGGCGATAGACCTGGAGAGTGGATTCCGGTGCAGACGTCCGCTCTCCCGGCGCGCCGAGGATTCCACGTCTGGAGTGGCATGAGCTGCGCCAACGGTGTGACATGGCGCGCTATCGTTGAAAGATTCCTCACCGCAAAGCGTGCCGGCGCAGCAGAACTTCAGGATTTCCAAAATGAATGGTTGGGACTCCCATGGGAACCCCGCGCCGTCATGCAGCAAGCCAAGGCGGACGCCATCCGGTCCCGCCTCGTCAGCTATCCTGCCGAGGTTCCGGACGACGTCGTTCATCTCGTCGCGACGACGGATCTGCAGAAGGGCCGTGAGGACGGATCGACCGAGCAGCGACTGGAGACGTCCGTAGTGGGATTCGGCAGGATGGAGACGGCCTTCCTGATCGGACACTGGACGATCCCGCACCCGGTCCCGTCTCAGGCGGCCTTCGAGGCGCTCGACGCGATCTTCGAGCGGGAATTCCGGACGGCGTCAGGGCGCCGGCTGAAGCCTCTCGTAAAGTTCGTGGACAGCGGCTGGGCCACCCAGGCCGTCTATGAATACACTGGGCCCCGCGTCGGAAAGCACGTCTACGCCATCAAGGGTATTGCCTCGACACAAGGCCTGAAGGCGGAGTTCGGCATCCTGTCACGGACCGCGACAGCCGACCCGAAGCGTGGCGTCGGCGTGTACAAGGTCGATACGTTGACCGGCAAGGAGACGCTTGAATTCAAGCTGATGGACGGCCCGGTGCTCGGCGGCATCGTATTGCCGAAGTCCGCGGCGCTGGTCCACGACTACCTGCCCGGCCTCACCAGCGAGAAACCGATCCGGGTCGGCGTCGCTGGCACGAAGTGGGAGCCGACGAACAGGCGGATCACCGGAGAGTCCAGGGACTGCATGGTCTACGCCTTGGCGGCGCGCGAGCTGGCGAAGCGCCTGTTCCCGGTCGTGCGCGACATCAACGCCGCCGCCGATGCGCTCGGCATTCCGGGCGATCTCACCGTGTCGCCCGACGCCGATATCGAGGACATGTCGGCTCAGGCTGTTGAAATCGGCGGGCGCATCGTCACGGCGACGCAAAAACCTCAGGCGCCTGCGAACCGGCCTGTCCGCAAACCGGTCGGCGGCGGAGGATGGATGTCACGCCGCTGATGTTGCGCGCGACGGCGGCGGGTGGATTGTAGCCCACGAATACCGGCATGACGCGCGCAACATGGAGCGCGCGTCATGCTCAATTACGACAGCCCGTTCTCGACGTGGTCGCAGGATGACATCCGCGCAGCGCTTCGCTCGCTTGAGGAGCAGTATTCGCTCGGGGTGACGCAGGTCACGTTCCCGGACGGCGGATCGCACGCTTATCGTTCTCTCCCGGAGATGCTGCAGGTGATCAATTCCCTGCGGGCCCGCCTCACGTCCGCGTCCGGTTCCGGACGCCTGCAGAACAGGTCGCTCCGGTTCACGCCGGCCATCTCTCATAAATCTAGCGTCTACAGGTGATCCGTGGACGAGATCTCGAACGCCGCCACGCCGCTTCCGGAAGCCGCACGCCAAGCCGTCACGCCTCCGAGACGCCTGATGTCAGGATCGTCAACATTCGTCCGCAGCAGCGGCATCGGCGACTTCTTCGCATTGCCGCGCGGCGGCGATTCCGACAGCAGGCTGGCGGCGTGGTTCGGTCGCGACGCCGGTCCGAACTCGTCGCTATGGACGCACAAGCGCGACACGTTCCGTGTTCGCGAACAGGTCGACATCAACCCGATCGCCCGCAGGGGGCTTTCGATCTGGACAACCAACACCGCAGGTGACGGGATCCTGCCGATCCTGATCGCCTACCCGAGACTGGAGCGGCGGCTGCGGCGGTGGTTCCGCGAGTGCGACGCCAGGGGAATGTTCCATTTCGTCGCGCTGCTCAAGCAAATCGCGTGGCTCGTCCGGCGCGACGGTGGGTGCATCGTCAGGCTCCGTCGTCGCCTCGACACGGCGAGAACGCCTCTGTCGAAAATCAAGGGTCAGATCCAGGTCCTGGAAATCGATCATCTCCGAGCGGACCACAACGTCGATCTCGGCGACGGTCGCGTGATCGTCGGCGGGATCGAGAAGTCGGCCACCGACGAGATCCTGGCCTACCACCTCCTGCGGTATCACCCGCTCGATGCCGCGGCGACGAGTGGACGGATGCGGATTCCCGATCCGATCCGCGTTCCGGCGTCGGAGGTACTCTACATCACGGAAGTCGGACGTCCCGGCGAGGTTCGCCCCTCCCCGCCGCTGCGCGTCGCCCTGGCACAGATGCGCGACGTCGACACGTATCTCGAAAGCGAGGTCGTCCGCAAAAAAACAGCCGCGCTAAACGCAGGTTTCCTGCGTCTCGCCGGCGGACCTGACGACAAGGAGATTGCCGACGCCCTGTTGGGACGTGACGGCACCGGCAAAATCGAGATCCCCTGGGAACCGGGGATGATCACGGAACTCCCTCCGGGATATTCGCTGGAGACGACCACACCGACTGACGTCGGTGACAGCTTCGACGTGTTCTTGAAGCGCGTTTACGCCGCCATAGCAGTCGCCACGGACGTCCCTTATGCGCTTCTTGTCGAGGACTACGCGAGCCTGCAAAACGACCGTCTCTATCGTGGCGCCATGCTGGAATTCACCCGCTACACGGGGTTCTGGCAGAAGGCGGTCCTGGAGCATCAGGCCGTCCGCCCTATCATCAATTGGGTGATCGCGCTTTGCGTGCTGGATGGGCTTGAGCGGTTCGACAACGACGAGTTCGCGGACGTCATAGATTACGAATGTGCCTACCCGGCAAGGGGATACATCCACCCGGTCCAGGAGGTAGCAGCCCACAAATCCGCCGTCGAGCTCGGGATCGAGAGCCCACAATCCGTCGCCCAGGAAAATGGCGCCGATTACACGATGACGGCAATTGAAAGGGCTGAGGCCATCGAGATGGACCGCCAGCTCGGCCTCGCGCCGGGGCCGGAGCCGACGACGCGGTTCGGCAAGATGATCGCAGATCGCGTCGCGCGGCGCCTTGAAATGACGATGGCGATGTCGGAGCGGTGAGCGGGAACGCGTTCCAGGGCTGCGCGCCAATTGAATACTCCTTGGCGCCGCTTACTTTCCTTCCTTGTTTTCTATTAAAGTGCATCGCTGTGATTGCGCTCAATGATGGCCATGATGACAAACGCATGGGAACGCGGTTGGCACGGCGATCTGCTAAGCAGCGAGCGGCATTAGGTAAAGGTTACGCGACGTGATGGATTATGATCTGATATCAGAGGATGAATATGCAAGCCTTCCAGACGAAGACGATAGATGCTTTGTCGAATTTGAGAAAATCTGCCGTCGAAACATGATACGAATGCTTGATCAGGAGTCTTCGGGCGACTTCAATCAAGCTGTACGTCAGCAGTATATGGCTGCTGTATCCGCCGTCGCGCAGGAATGCAACATTCCTAATATTCATTATGAACCAGAAACAGGCTCACGATTCTGGGAGCAATTTGACCTTTTTAGCCTAGCCGTACAAGGTGAGGTAGCGCGCATACGGATTAGACTTCGCGGGCAACGCCATCCGTATTCAGTGTCGCTAACCGGAAGTACGCGGACGATAATTGAACATTACATATCAAGAATTCGTGATTTAGTTAGCAAATCCGATATGGATGTAGACCGCAAGCGGAGAATTGAAGACAAGTTAGATGAACTGCTAAGCGAGCTTACAAAGCAAAGAATGAGCTTTGCAAAAACACTCGCCATTCTTCTTACGCTCACGACATCTCTCGCAGCTGTTACGACGATTGCCGCAGACGGGCAAAGCGCAATCGCGCACATCATGCAGTTAATCGGCCAAGACAAAGAGACCGAGGATGAAGCGGCCAAGCGGTTGGCGCCGCCTCCTAAGGCCTTGCCGGCCCCCCAGAATAATCCAGCAAGCCGTCGCGCTTCTGTCAGGCACTCCGCAACTCGTGATCTCGATGACGAGATCCCCTTCTAAGCGGACCGGCGTTTCGCGGCTGTCGCGGCTGTCGTCTCATGACGCAGCACAGGGCTGAACGTGGCGTTTGACGCCGGCCTCACGATCGGAGCCGGCGGATGGAATGTATCCAATGATCGATGATAGCGGCTTCCTCATAGGAGGACAGCGTGTCGATCAGAGACGGCAAAAAGCAGCACGGACGCAATGCGCAGCCGCGAACGCGGTCCGGCTTCGCGCGCCTCAGAACCCGTGCCGAGTCCTGGCATGAGGACGCCGACGGCGTCACCATCGAGGCGGTCGCCGCCACCGAGACGCCGGTCCGCCGATACGAATCCGTCCGGGTGAACGGCGACTGGTTCTCTGAATTCGACGAGATTTTGCCGATGGATGCGCTCAACGACGAGCGCTTGGCCGACGGCATCCCTCTGACGAATTCGCACTCGACCTGGGATGTCCACGACATCCTCGGACGCGTCGAGGACTATCGGATCGATGGCGACAAGCTTGTCGTCACGATACGTCTCGGCGCAGCCGTCCTGCAGACGACGCTCGCCGACGACATTCGTACCGGCGTCATCTCTGACATGTCGATCGGCTACGTGATCAACGACTGGACCTTCGACACGTCGAGCGACCCTCCGCAGCTCCGTGCCGCCGACTGGTCCCCGTACGAGGTCGCGGTCGTCGTCGTTCCGGCCGACCGCAATGCCGGCATCCGTTCCGGCGGGCAGCGCCCGCAGCATCAGCCACAGGGAAGACGCATCATGAGCGGCGGCACCAAGCCCAACGCCACCACCGAACAGAAGCCGGCTGCCATCGAGGGCCAGCGTTCCGCCACCGCGGCGCCGCCGGCCACGACCGAGGCTTCGCCGCCGGCGCCGGCTGCCAACGCTGAAGCCGCACCTCCGGCCCCAGCCGAGCGCGCCGCCCAGACGCCGCCGGCGCCGGCCACGGTGATCCTGGACCCGGCCACCAACGCCGACGTTCGCGCCGCGCTGGACGCGGCCCGCGCCGTCGGAGACGACGCCTTCCGTGCCGCCGACGCCGCCCGCCAGCTGGGCGCCAGCCTGGAGTCGATCCGAGCCGCCGCCGTCCGCGCCCTCGATACGCGCTCGGCCCTGGCGCCGGAAATCGTGTCCCAGCCGAGCCCGCAGGCGGAGCGCAAGACCGACGCGGAGATCCGGTCTCTGCTCGATCCGATGGCCCTCTACAACGAGGTCCGTGAATCCATGTCGTCCCGTCGCCGGACCGGCGCGCGGTGATCTGAGAGGAGGCGCCAATGGCGAACATCAGCACCCTGGGCCGCCTTCCCGGCGGCTACGTCATCACCGCGGCGAACGGCAACCGCTCCCGCGATCTCGTCACCGTCGGAGCGTCTCAGTCCTTGGGGTCCGGTGCGGTCCTGGGACGTATCACCCGCGGCGCCGTCGCCGTCGCCAAGACGGATCAGGCCGGCGCCGGCAAGGGTGTGTTGACGCTGGCCGACCCGGCCTACGTGGCCGGCGTGAAGGCCGGTCGGTGGTCGCTCATCGGGTTGACGGCCCACGCCGCCGGCGCCGCCGCCAAATCCGTGCTGCTCGATCCTGACGGGATCGTTGCCGGCATCGTGACGCACGGCGTCGCCAGGGCCGGAACCGACGTGAACTTCACCATCTCCGACGGCGCCAACGATGCGGTCGGAGACGTGCGCTACATCGACGTCACCTACGCCGCCGGGAACGGGAACGTCGTCGGCTGGGATCCGGACGCCACCGACGGCTCGCAGGTCGCCGTCGGGATCCTCAACGCCGCCGTCGAAACCGGCGCCGGGGAGACCGAGGACGCCGTCGCCCACGTCCGCGACATCGAGGCCGACTTCAACCGTCTCGATTTCGGCACCGACGACGCGGACGACATCGCGCTCGCCATCTCGCAACTCGCCCAGGTCGGCATCATCGTCCGGCGCTGATCGCCGGCAGGAACAGGAATCGTCCGGCGTGGTCCGCCGGCATAAAGACAGGGGAAGCCCCATGGACAAAAGCATCCGCGCCGCATTGATGGCCGGCACCCGTCTTTCGACGGACCCGACGACAGGTCGCCCGCAGTGGCAGATTTCGACTCTGACGGCGGCCATCAACCGCATCGAAGCCCCCGAGCCGATCCTGGAGAGCCTTCTCCCCTGGAACTGGGAGGGGGTCGCGACCAACATCATCGGTATCGAAGAGCTGACCTCCGGGTTTGGGCTCGTCCCGATCGTGAAGAGCAACGAAGCCGCCGCGCTGCACAAGGACGGCGACCGCAAGATGATCTACACGGACATCCCGCGGTTTGCCCTGGAGGCGCCGGTCAACGCCGACGAGATCATCGGCCTGCGCGCGTTCGGCGCCGACGCGCAGCTTGAGATGATCACCTCGCTCGTCCAGCGCAGGCTGGAGGAAATGCGGCAGTCGCACGAACTGACCAAGGAGCTGGTCCGTTTCGGAGCGATCTCCGGCAACATGATCTCCGTCCGCAAGGACAAGACGCCGTACGTCTACCGCAACTGGTTCACCGAGTTCGGCAAGGCCAAGTTGACCGGCTCCATCAGCATGAAGGCGACCGCCGACATCACGCAGGAGTGGGTCAACATCAAGCGGAAGTCGGAGAAGAAGCACAAGGGGCTCGTCCTGACCGGCGGCTACCTCGCGCTGTGCGGCTCCGCGTTCTACGACGCGAACACGCGGCACCAGGACGTGAAGTCCACCTTCCTGAACTGGACGGCGGCTTCCAGCCTCCGCGAGGACACTAGGCCGTCCGGGTTCACGATCGCGTCGAACATCAAGCTGTTCGACGTCGGGTCGCTGTCGGTCGACGGCGTCGATTTCATCGCCGACGACAAGGCGTGGCTGGTCCCGGTCGGGCCCGGCGCATTCCAGCACCGCAACGCGCCGGCGGCGACGATGACCACCGTCAACACGCCGGGCCTGCCCTACTACGCGTTCGAGAAGCCGCTCGATTACGACAAGGGCGTCAACTACCTGACCGAGACGCACTACCTCGCGTTCTCCAACTATCTGGAGGCGCATGTCGAAGTGAGCCTCGGGCCGGCGCAGTGATCTGACTGCGGACTGAATACCAGGGCCGCGAGACAGCGGCAGCGAGAGAGGGCCGCCGTGGGTGACTGCGGCGGCTCTTTCGATAAGTGGGGACGGACCGATGGCTGGATATCCGCGACACGACATGCCCGTCGCCGGGCCGAACGGGGACGCCGTCCAAGTGTGGACGTTGCGGGCCTCCGAGCAAACGGTCGAACGCCTGATGTTTGCGGCATCTGGTATCGACAGCGCCGATGTGGGAAGCGACTGCAACGTTGTCCGTGTTTCGGCGCGCAACGCAAACAACGCCATTGTGACGCTCCATGTGATATCGATCCCGGCGGATCAGGTCGCGACATGGGACGCTGCGGCGGTGCAGGCCTCCGGCGTCGAATTGCTCGTTCCGCCATACGGTCAGACCGTGGAAGTGTTCGAGGTCGCGCCTGGCGACACCGTTCTCGCACATGCCTCTGCCCCATGCGCCGTGTCGATCTACAAGCTCAAGGGAGACGCTTGATGAAGCCGACCTCCATCAACGGTGCGGCCCGTGGAGCCGGAGCAGACCTCGGAACACAAGACGCGCCCATGAGGACACGCGGGCCTGACGACCAGGACCCGATCCTCGATCATGCGCACGGAACGAAAACGGCACTGGCCGCGAACACTGTGGCGCAGGTCATCGTCCCGCCGGCTGGAGCAAAATATCTGCGCATCAGCGCCACCGCCGACACCTTCGTTCGGACCGACGGCGTCGATCCAGGCGACGCAGCGGGGTCGATATTGATCCTTGGCGGTGTGCCGGCGGAAGTGATCCCTGTCGTGGCCGGAGTCGCCGTCAAGGCCTTCTCTGCCGTCGCCGGAACCGTTCGCGCGGTGCCCTTCAAATCGAGGGCGTGAGCAATGCGCGTCGCCATCCCGACCGCGGTGCGGTCCGTCGGGAATCCCGAGGTTATCTGCATTCTCGGAGAGCCCAGGCGGGTGTCGTATCCGCAAGAGGAACTCATCCGCCGGATGTGGACGCTGTCCGCTCAAGTCGACGGGACCGCACAGGAATCTCCGCGTGGCGTGCTCAGATTGAGCGGAAGCGCGAGCGGCGGCGTCGGCATCGCTGACTACATTTTGACAGACCCGAGTCTAGTCGGAAGAACCGTTCGTCTCACGTTCGATGTCGTTGGAGGGACTGCATACTGCAAGGTAGGGACGACCCTCAACGGAGGGGAGCTTTACCCGTCGGCATCGCAGGTGGCCGGCAACGGAAAGGTTGTCACATTCGTTCCGACGTCTGCGACGACTTACATCCGCCTGCTGCGCAACGGTTCGACGACGCCGGTCACCATAAAAAACATCTCGGCCCGCACTGTTGCGTGGGTCGCTCCCGGCGCGACGGATGCGTTGTTCGGTGCCGGCTCCGCACCCAATTTTGATCCAGGTCCGAAACCATTCCCAGTCCTGACGTACGACCGCCATCACGTCGACGGCCTTGATCTTCAGGACCAAACCGCCCCGATCACTCCGAATGTTGGTGCGTGGCCGGGTGGGATGTTGCTGCGGACAACAGAAGGAAAAACCGGAATCCCGCCCGGTCAAACCGGCGAAGGATCCGGATCGTATATCCGCATCAGTCGCGGTCACGTCGATGCGCTCGGCGTGTGGGAGCACGCCGCCTATCTGCTTGCCGGCGAATACCCGCTCGAATCCGGAGCAGCGGTGACGAATTGCTACGTCAAATGCCTCGCCGACGGTCGCGCTCTGTTCGTCATGACGCACGGCGCATCTGGATATCGCGTCACCGCCCGCGTGCTGACCAATCCGCGTGCCCCGGTTGCTGACTGGGTCTGGGGGCCGTGGTGCCGGTTGGGTTGGGGGTTCCCGAGCCATCCGGTTTACGCCGACAACGGCGAACTCATCGGAACGCTGGCCGGCTACAATCAGGGCCTGTCGGCGCCGTACGGCGAACAAAACAAAAGCCTGTTCGGATTCTACCGGGTCGACGCGAACACGCACACCGTCGTTTTCAACGCGATCTCCGAGTTTCCCATGGTGGAACCCGGTGTCGATCACAACAGCTACGCCGAGGCCAGCGTCATCCAGACAGCCTCGCGCACGTTCACGATTTTGTACCGCACGAAAACGACCTACTACTACACGACATCGACGGATGCTGGGGCGACATGGAGCGCGCCGCAGCAGTTCACGGCGCTCAGCACAGTCCGCTCGAAAATGTGGATGGACAGGCTTCCTGACGGAAGATTGTTGTGTTTGCACAATGAGCTGTACAACAACGACACCGAACGCCGGTCCGACATGATCGCATCAGTATCGAAGGTCGGCGCCGGCCCTGTCGATGCCGGCGCGTGGGTGTCGTCGTTCAAGCTCCAAACAAAAAGCTGGCTCAGCTACCCGGACGCCGCAATCATCCCTGACGTGGCCGGTGTGTGGCGTGGAGACGTCGCCTACGTCTACGATCACGGCAGAAACTCGATTCCCTCCTACGGCGAGACGCCGAGCGGATATTTCGCAAACATCATCACCGGGCGACTTTCGACGCCGTCGATTTTGCGCGCCGACCCCACCCCGTTCGTCGCCGTCGAACAGACGGGCTAACATTTTCTCGCTGATCAGAATCAGAACTGCGCCATGACACCCCGCCTCTACATGATCGCTTCCTCGATCCAGACGAGGTCCCGCGGGGATCGGATCGTCGTCACGCCGCATGACGCAGCCGAGTTCACGGTGCTCGGGTTGCACGAGTTGTCTCCGTCGACGTTAACCGCCGACGGACAGGAGGTTCGAGACGACAGGCCGAGGCTGCGCCTACGGATCACCGATCTGCAGGACGCCGGAATGTTCCGAATCCCCGACAACCGTGACGCCTTCACGACTCCTGACGGGAAGCGGTGGCGGTCCGACGGAGTCGATGAGCAGACGTCGGGATTCTTTGTCGTCAACCTGATCGAGGCGCTGTGACGATGCCGGGTGGAATGTAGCCGCTCATGCGGTGTAGCGGACGCTCGGACAGGAGCGTCTACGTGGCCGCCGAGCGCAAGCACATCAGATCCCGGATTCGCGGCGCCGTCATCGCGGCGCTCGTCGCTGGCGTGCCGACGGTCGAAGGCCGCGTTTATGAAACGCTGACGACGACGCTTGAGCAGCATCAGTTCCCATGCATCGTCGTCGAGCCGGGGGCCCGCGACGACGTCGAATACGCCGAATTCGACGAGGCTCCGCGCCGGCAGACCCGCGTCGTTTCCGTCGATGTCGTCGTCATCGCGGCGGAAACCGCCGACGCCGACGTCTCCGCCGACAACATCGCCGCAGACGTCGAATCCGCTCTCGGGGCAGGCCTCGGCATCGGTGAGGACGACGTCAGGCTGACCGGGATCTCGTCAATTTACGTGCAGGGCGTCCGTCAGATCGGCGTCGTGCGGACATCCTGGGACATAGGCGTGCAGACGCTCGAAGGTGCGCCGAAATCAACGATTTACGAGGAGGCCTAAATGGCGGAATCCCTGCTTTCGAAGGTTGATCGCAAGACCACGACGGTCACGCGGGCGAAGTTCTATCTTATTGATCCGGCCTGGTTGGACTTGGATCAAGCGGCGTAGCGGAACGCCGGATGGCGGAAGTAGCTGCGGACGCGCCTTGGCAATTTGGCAAGTTTGCGCATGTGGCCGATGACGCGGCGTTTGA